CACGACCACGGGCGCGGACGTGTCCGCCTCGAACGTCGTCCCCGCATAGGCCGACACCTTGGAGCTTGCCCGCCCGATCGCCTCGGTGAGCTGCTGGTCGGTGAGCGTGGCGCAGGTACCCGTCCCGCCGTCCGTCCCCGCCACGTTGTCCCTGATGTCGGACGGCTGGCAGTAGTAGACCGGCATCAGGGCACCTCCCCGCTAGGTCATGAGGGCGAGCATGTGCCCGGCGCCAGCGTGCGTGATCCCGCGCTCGCGGACTTCGGCCGGGCTCAGGCCGAGCCAGTGGCCCAGCGCCCAGCAGTCCAGCGGCGTGAGCATCAGCCCTCGCCGCCCGCGCATTCCTGGCAGCCGCAGCCGTTGCCCTCGCACTGGTCGCAGCGCTCACGCCGGCACGCGCGGCAGGCGAGCCCCGCAGTCGCCGGCAGGCCGGTGACCCAGTGCGGCCAGGACCCCCCGAGAAGGCCGCGGAGCCGCCAGCGGGACCGGCGGTGCCGGGGAGCGGGAAGCGCCCCGGCGGACAGCGTCAGGCCCATCAGGACGCCTTGGGGGCCTTGCCGCGCGTGGTGCTCTTGTCGCTGTCGCCGCCGGGGGCGTCGGGGTCCACGTCGGCCGGGTCCGGCGACAGATCGGGGTCGACCTCGATGAGGCGCGAGGCGTCCAGCACCTCCGACTGGCCGCGGGCCGGCTGGAGCGCGTCAGTCGGCGGCGCCGGGCGGCGCCGGTTGAACAGGTCGCGGGCGGTGATCTTGCGACCGCTGTCGGCGTCGGTCGCCTTGCGGATCACCGGGATGCGGTGGCGGGTCAGGAACCCGTGCGACTCCTCCTCGGTGAGCGTGACAAGCTCGCCGGGCTCCGCGCGGTCGGCCATGCGGTCGTCGCCGAGGTGGCCGTGCCGGTCACTGTGGGGGCGCGAGATGGACAGGTGCGTGAGTGCGACCCACTGGCCGCTCGCAGGCGCTTCCTGGGTCGTGGCGGTAGGCATGGTGCTTCTCCTCTGGGACGGGTTGGACCCGCCGCAGAGGAGGGCGGGTCAGGCGACTTTCAGGTTTGCCTCATGGGCGGCGAGAGCGGCGTGGTGCTCTAGGTAGTCCGCTGCGGCGCGCATGAGCGCCGGGTTCTCTACGAAGAAGCCGAGCCCTCGGTTGCAGTTGTTGCAGAGCAGGTCCCGGACCCGGCCGCTCTCATGGTCGTGATCGACGTGCAGCCTGCTTGCTGCGAGTTTCCCGCCCTCCTTGGGGGGCTTGCCGCACAGCTTGCACACGCCGTTCTGCGCGACCAGCATGGCGTCGTAGTCGGCTTCGGAAATGCCGTACTGCCGCTGGAGGTTGGCATCGCGGCGGTAGCCGTTGGTGTGCCGGCCGCAGAAGCCGATCAGGTTCGTGACGTTCAGCGTCCGCGTGCAGCCTTCGGCGGCGCAGACCGCCGCGACCCAGCGAGGATCCTTGTGCCCGTAGCACCGGCCGACGGTATTTGTCGGCGAGAGCATCTTGCCGCAACCCTCGATTGGACACCGGCCGCGTTCTGCCGGTGACACGGGCTTGTGCCTGTGCTTGTAACACCGCCCGGACCTGTTATCCGGCCGCAGTCGCTTCGTGCAGTCATCTGCGGCGCATATACGCCACTGAGACCTTCGCGCCTCGGCCTCAGCGCGCCGCTCGGCATCCCGCATGGCGGGGACCGGCGCTAACCCAGCGTGATCGGGACAGAAGCCGGTCTTGCTCCTTGCGTGCAACTGGCGCGCGCAGCCATCCACGACGCAGGATCTCGGCGCAGTACGGCTCCCGACCTCCCGGTGGGGGCGACAGAACCCGATGCGGTTGTCGATATTTAGGGTGACTCCGCATTCGGCAACCCCGCATATGGCACGCTGCGGCGCCGGCACGGCCGGGAATAAGGCTAGGGCGTTATCCTGCATGTGCTTGCACCTCTTGCTAGGTGTGGCCACGATCCCCGGGCGGCTGTCACCGTCGCGGGGATCACTTACGTCGAACAGTCTAGCGGGAATGACATCCGGAAATGGCCATCTCGGGCCGCCCGAAGGCCGTCCGTTAAACGCCCGAAAGCAACACGATGCTGAGCGGCTGATCGATCCCGACGGCACTAGCGCGCTGAATGTCCGATCTGGACGATTTGGTCGGTTCCCACCGGTATAGGGGGCTTGCCTGCATCGGCAGCTCGTCGGCGATGAAGCCGCAGCGGTTGCGCTGCATGACCAGTGCATTTCCTGTCGGCACCTGTCGGCTGACCAGAACGTCGAGATTGAATATCCGGTTAGGAAGTACGCCGGTATACTGAAGATTTTCCGACGCTATGTCCCCAATGTACGGGGCCGCGAAGCTGCTCGACTGGAGCAGCGTGTTCTTGGTGCCGTGATTGATGATCATGGTGTCGGCCTCGAAGTCCAAGAACTGATTGAACCCGAGCGCACTGGTGATCTGGGCGTTTTCTACCAGATATACACCGTTGGCGATGTCTGCCCGGATAGTCGCGTTGCTGCTCGCCCACGCGTTGGAAACGGCCAGCGTCTGGATGTTCGCGTTGGCCGCGACCGCGCTGAAAAATGCTTGGTTCCACGAGTAAATCATCGTGTTCTTGGCCTGCATGAGCTGCAGGTTGAACGGGTCGATCAGCCGGCGGCGGACCATCTGGTCGGAGATGGCCACGGCCATGGCCCGCTCGTGCGCCAGGACCACGCGGGGGATGCCGACCGACGTCGGCACGATCGGGACCTCGCCGAACTCGCCGCGGATCTCCGGGGTGTTGTCCGCGTACAGCGGAGTCGACTCCTGGTAGCGGGCCGCGCCCGACTCCGCCAGGCCGCCCTGCCGCAGGACGGCGTCGATGATGAACTGGTTCTGCGCCATCTGGAGGATCAGCTCGGGCACCACGAGCGGGTCCTTCAGCAGGGCGTTGTAAGTGATCCGGGGGCCGTCAGACGACGTGTAAGCCGGTGTGGGCACGGGTGTCTCCTAGTTCTGTGCTGGTTCGAGGGCCTAGAAGATGCGCGCCCGCGCGACGGTGGCCCCGGCGGCGACCCCGCCGGGCTGGGTGCAGCGGCCGACGATCGTGGCCGGGTTGGTGTCGGTGCCGCTGACCCACGGCGTGACCTGGCCGGCCGCGGCGGCCTTGAGCAGGACGCCGAACGTCGCTGCGGCGGCGTAGGTGACGGGGATGTCGACGCCCCCGCTGACGACGCTCGTGTAGTCCGGCAGGACGCTGATGTCCAGGAGCGGGGCGCCGTAGCCGGTGGTGGTGCCGGCCTGGCTGATGATGGGGCTGGCGTCGACAATGGCCGCGCCGACGACGTTGATGGCGTTCGCGCCGGCCGGGGAGACGGTCACGGCGCTGGCGCCGTCAGCGGCGACGAGCTGGCCGCCGATCACGAGCGCGGACACCTGGTAGCTGGCCGGCCCGCCGAACTGGTCGTGGGGAATTGCCCTCACTGGCGTTACTTCCTTTGCTTATCGCCGACCCCGGCGGGCTCGCCCGTGGCGGTCGCGGTGCGGATGCTGGACGGCGCGGGGCTACAGGGCGTTCGCGGCGCGGTAGGCCGACACGAGCGCGGAGCGCTCCTCCGCGGCGCGCTCGTCGGCGCCGGCGGTGTCGTCGGCACCCTCGGCGTTGCCGAGCTCCACGGACATGCCGAGGGCCTGCATGGTCTTGCCGAACTCGCCGATGAGCTTGCGGACGATCGCGCCCGCGTCCACCGAGGAGCCGTTGGACAGCTCCACGACCCGGCCGGAGCCTTCGAGGACGGGCCGCGCCAGGTCGGTGATGCGGGCCGGGACGCCGAGGGATCGCTGGAAGTAGTCGCGCTCCTTCTCGTACGTCGCCCGGTCGAGCTGGGCGCGGGTCGCGGACTGCTCCCGGCGCAGCTCCTCGATCTGGGAGTTGGCCAGCTCCAGGGCGTCCCGCGCGTCATTCGCCAGGTCGGCCCCGGCGGTCGCGAGAACGGGCTCGGGCGTGACGGGATCCGCTGGCGCGTCGTCGGGGAGGCCGTCGATCAGCTTCTGGAGATCGGCGTCGGTGATCTGCTCGTCCGGGTCGTCGTCCTCAGTGCCGTCCGGCTCCACGGGCGCGGCCGGGGCGATCAGCGCGGCGAACTGGTCCTCGGGGAGGTCGAGCAGCTTGCTCAGCCGGGCCTCCTGGTCAGCGTTGAGCGGCATGCTCTGCTCCTTCTCGGGATGCGTGATCACCGGATCGGCGGCTGCCGGGTCCGGGTCGTCTTGCGCGGCGTAGTCGTACGAGGTGAGGTCGATGACCTGGCCGTCGTCGGCGTTGGCGGCTTCCACGGCTTCCCACGGGCGCATGCCGGTGAGGCGCGGGTCGAGGGTGCCGAGGACGTGCTTCACGGCACGGGCGAAGAACTTGCCGTCTGCCCGGTCGTAGTCCTCGACGATCTTGGCTGACACGCCGAGGCGCGGGTTCTCGCGCAGCAGCCGGGAGCCGTCCTCGGTGGCGGCGACGATGACGTCGAGGCCGTCGTCGGTCATCTCCAGCGCCGCGATCTCGCCCCGGAACCGCTCAGGGTCGTCGGTGTGGGTGTTCGCGGCGTCGGCTAGCTGGAATGCCACCTGGTCATAGGCGCGGTCATTGAACGCCTTGACCAGGCCCGCGAGGTAGTCGCGGGTGAAGTCGATCGGCCGCCCCTTGTAGTTGATCTTCGCGATGGGCAGGAGCTGCTTGCGGAAAAGGTTCCGGCCGGCGGGCTTCGCATCGCCCTTGTCGTAGGGCGTCAGGAGCGCGTTCATTGCCGCTCACCTCCAATAAGCTGGGAAAATGAGCGATCAGCCGGTGTTTGTCGACGGACCCTTGAGGGGTGAGCGAGCGGCGGCCGGAGCCAGACATCCAGTACTTCAGCGAGAGCGGCACGTGGCGTAAGCCAGCCGGGGCGATCAGGGTTGACGCACTCATTCAGGCGAGCGGCGGTGGCGGCGGCTCTGTCCGCGACGGCGAGTCCGGGGAACTTCAGGCCTGGTCGCGGCCGGCCGATGAGCTAGGCGACTTGATGGAGGTCGAGATCGGCAAGGGCGGTCGCGGTTCAGGCGGCGGTGGCAATGGCGCCGACGGCTTCGCCCTGTTCGTCACGCACGTGCGTTCCTAGGCCGCCTTCTTAGCCGCGCCCTTGGCGTGCATCGCCGCCGCCCTCTTGGCCAGCGCCATTGCTGCCCCGGCTTCATTCCCTTCTTGACCAGCTTCGCGTAAACCGCCCTGACCTCGGCCGGCAGGCTGGCAGCGGGCGCGGCCTTCGCGGCCTTGCCGCCGCCCATCGCGGTGACGCGCGGGCCGTCCGAGGACGTGGCCGCAGACGTCGCCAGGTCCACCGCAGCGGCGTCGCTGGCCATGTCGGCGGTCTGCCCGGCGGCCATCTTGTTGTGCGCGCCGATCAGGCTGTTCAGCGAGCCGGCCATGCTCGGCGCGGGCTCCATCTTCTTGCCGGTTCGGTGCGTCGCCTGCCAGCCCGCGTGACCCTTGTCGAGCGTGCCCAGCTTCATGCCGGTGCTCTTGTGGATCACGGAGACGCTGCCGGGGCCGCTGCGGGTGCAGGTCACGTCAGCCGCGCCGCGAACCTTCGGCATCTTCGCCATGCTGGCCAACTCGATCGCCTGCCCGTCGTTTGAGAATGCCCAGGTGCCCTTGACGCCGGGAGCGTTCAGCGCGCCCAGTTCTTTTGCCCGCTTGCGGATCAGCGCCTTGAGCGCGGGCCACCTGGACGGGTCGACGCGGCCCTTGGCGCGGATGGCCTTCTTCAGGTAGGCGATGTTGGGGATGGGCGCAGTACCCCCAGCCAATGCCTGCCCTTTGGCCGCGAGCTTCTTGCGGCTGGCCGCGCGCTGGACCATCGGCGTCTTCATCGGTCCTCCGTGGCGGTAAGCGGCAGCCCGCAGTCCAGGCACATCCGGGTGTAGACCAGCAGGCGCGGCCCGTCGCCGCCGAGTGCGTAGACCGGCACGCCGATCCCCGAGGGCAGCAGGCAGGCGTTGCACCATAGCCCGGTGTCTGGCGTCCCGTGGGAGATCTGGACGGTGACGGTCTTGCCTTCATGGCTGAGCCGGCCGCCGTAGATGCTGGCCACCGGCTAGAGCCCGTCCGCCATCTGGTCGAGGCGGTTCGCCGACCTGATCAGCGCCTTCGCATCGCCGCGCAGCGTGCTGATCTGGCCGTTGAGCTTCGCCACGTTCCCCGCCTTGACGGACCCGGCCGACTTGCGCGGGCCTTTGGTGCTGGACTTCGGGGCCTTCTTGCGGGTGGCCGCCGCTTTCTTCGCCGCGGCGCTCCTGGCGGCGCTGACGGCCTTGGTGGCCTTGCCTGCCTTCGGGTGCCCGGCTGCGGTCAGGAGGCCCGCCTGGTAGCCGTCACGGACGCACACGAGGCCCTGGACCTTGGCGAGGATCTGGCGGGCGAGGTGGCGGTCCTGCCGGGCCTGAGCGTGAAGCCGGGCGGCGCGGGCAGGCGCGACGGGAGACGCTGGCAGTGCGGCCGGGCGCGGGGCTGCTGCGGCCTTGAGCGGCGTGCCCTTCGAGCCGAACTGGCCGGCGTTCCCGCTGCCCTTGGCCACGCGGGGGTGCAGCGCCTCGGTGAACGTGCCCGCGAGGTTGATCGGCCGCGGGCGGTTCGCGTGCTCCGCGGTGCCGCCGAGCGGGAAGCGCGCGACATCCTTGCCGCGATGCACCGACAGGTGGGTGAACCTCACGGGCGTCGCGGGAACGCGGTCTGGCAGGCCGCCGCCTTCGGGCACGTATGCGAGGGTGACGTGCGGTCGCCATTGAGCATGCTCGCTGGCCGACAGGTCTTCGAGCGCCGAGCGGATCCCCCTGGCGCCCGGAATGCTGGCGGGTGCGAATGCCGGAACCTTGCCGTCGTCGCTGACTGCGGCGGGGAACGAGTCCACGCCGGCGATGCGGCCGGTCAGCGGGCCGCCGGCCGATGCTGCCGCAGCCTTCGCGCGCTGGCACGCAGCCGCGAACGCCTTGTCATCCACGTCCGGGCCTAGGTAAACGATCGTGATGTGGTGATCATCGACCCCGCCGGGGACTGGCCTGATCGTGCCCTTCGGCAGGTCGAGCGAGATCATGCCCGAGCGGGCCTTGATCGTCCCGGCGGGATAGCCGGCGGCGCTCAGGTCGATCGCGTCGGCGTCGCCGGCTAGCTGCCGGGCGTGCGTAGCTTCCCAGCCGCCGTGAGCCGCCGGCGCGGACCCGACGTAGGCCGTGAGGGGCTGGCCGGCCTGGGCGCAGGCTACCGCTCGCGTGTGCCCGTCCACGAGGTACAGGAGACGCTGGCCGGGACGGCGGATGGCGACCACGGGCTTGGCCCACCCGGCACCGATCCGCTTGGCGAACGCGGCGACTTTCCGCTTGTCATCAGCGGCCGACCAGTCGCCGGCGGTGCGGTCAACCTGCCCGAGCGGGACGCGCACCGGCCCGGCCCATGAGATCCCGTCCACCCACGACAGCGCGCCGGCGGGGTAGTCGCCCTGAAGCTGAGCCTTCACCCGATCGGCGACGGACTGGCCGGGAGGCGCGGTCATTCCACGCGCTCAGGCCAGTGCCAGGTGCCGCCCCGGTATGACCGCGCCGGGATCTCCTCGCCAGCGTGATCGTGGCCGGTGTCGCCCTCGTGGTAGATGACGCCCTGATTGAAGAACAGGCCCGCCGGGTTGAGCACGCACAAGCCGAGCGCCTGCTCATCGCTGTCGTGCTCGATCGTGAAGTGGGTTCCGATCAGGCCGCCGACCTCAGTCACGATCGCCGCGCGGCACTCGCTCTTGTACTCGCCGCCGGGCGTTCCGTAACTGACGTAGTGCACGATCCGGCCGACACTCGGCTTCATGCCGCAACCCCCGTTCCTATGTGCTCGGAAGTACCCGGGCACCCTTGAATGGCGCGCTCGGCCAGCACCTGCAATTCGGGTGCGTGGAACCCGGATAGCCAATTGCAGGCGGCCTGTCCGCGTAAAAGTTCTTGTGATTGGCATTGCGACATTCGGGCGTGCATCGCGAGTCGGGAACCGAATTCCAGCCCAAAAGATTTCCGTACGCGTCCGCCATCCCGTCGACTGCGGAAGCTGCCGCGATCCTGTTCTGCGAGGCATGGACATGGGCGGCGAGCCACCGCTGTTCCGCTGCCATCGCCTTGCGGATGGCGTCGAGCACCGGAGTGCCCTGCGACCGTGCCGCGACGACGGCCGCCTGGACCCGCTGGCAGGCCGACAGCATGAACTGGGCGCGCCGGGTCGCGTTCATCCTGATGGCGTGACGCTGCGCCGGCCCCGTGCCCTCCAGCACGTCCGCCGGCCACGACATCATCAGGACGGCCACGGCGCGCAGGGCGAGCAGCCCGATCCCGGCGACCGCCATGATCTTGGCCAGCAGCGTCACGAGCTGCGCGGCGGTGAGGGCTGCCCCGAGCGCGGACAGGATCGCGGCGATGACCTGGGCTGGCGTCAGCGGCGCTGGAGGCGGCGTCTGCTGGGGGGCTGTCCGGGCGGGGGGCTTCTGCTGGCGCGGCGGGGCCTTGCGGGCGGGGGCCTTGCGTGCTGGCGGTGATCCCTGGCCGGGCGGAGCTTGCACCGGCTCACCCGCCTAGGCTGGCCGCATGCCCTTGACCGTTGACCTTGAGGGATTCCTCGCCGGGCGGTGCGCCTGCCCTGCCGCCCATGCCGTCACGGGAGCCTGCGCCGAGCAGGCCGGGCACCTGGTCCGGGTAGGCGACGCTGACGTGGCCATGTGCTGGGCGTGCATAGCCGCCAACCCGCCTCCGGATGGCATCCCGCAGCATCTGGGCATTACCATCAATGCACCCTCGGGGCGCGCAAGCGAGTCGGAGAAGCGGTACCGGCGATGAACCGGCCAGGGGCCTTGAAACTGCACGAGTGCGAGCCGCCAGATCAGCGGGGAGCGCCCGTCCGCAAGTCAGGGCAACGGCCCCGGGGGCGATCAGGCCGGCTGGGCCGCGACGCGCCGGAAGCAGCGGATCTTGTTCATGTCCACGCTGCCGTCCGGCTCACGGTGCCGTGAAGCGGAGATGTCGCGGCCGGGCACCTCGCGATGTGGCCGGTCTGTGCCGCAGCCAGCGCAGCACAGGCGGACATCATCGTGCAGGTGCGGCCAGTCGGGCGCAAGCCAGTCGCGCCGCGCCCCGCAGTGCGCACACTCAGCCTGGACCGTCTTGCACAGGTCAAACGTGGCCGGGCCAGCCGGCCAGTCCGCGACCGGCGGGGGGCCGTCCGGGGTGACGACCTGGCGGCTGAGCTTGTAGTACCCGGGCGGGATGGCGAGACCCCGGTCAACCAGGTCTTGCAGGAACGGGGCCGCATCGCCCAGGTCGTCGGTGAGCCGGCGCATCTTGTAGTCGTATTCAGTCACGGAGGACAACCTACTTCCCCGCCCCTAGCCCTTCGGCGCGCTGGAGCTGAGGTTCGGCACGCTGAACGGCTGCGTCGTGTTCTCCGGCAGCGGCGCGTTCGCTGAGTCCCGCATGGCCTTCTTGTAGATCCTGGAGGCAGCGTCGGCAGCCCCGGCGAGCTTCCCGATCCCGGCGGCGGCGGCAGGCGGCACGCCCTCCGGGGCGGTCGCGGTGGCCTGCGCCTCCCGCTGCGCCGCCGCTTCCTTCACGATCTGCTCGACCGCGCCCTGGTCCAGGTTCAGGGCCGTCGCGGTGCGCTCGATGATGATGTCCAGGATTCCCGCCGGCACCTGGAGGCTCGGGGCTACGGCCATCGCCTGGAAGAGGCCGATGACGGCGCTGTCGGACTCGTCGGTCAGCGCCCCGAACTTGAAGCTCGGGTAGGCGGCGCCGGGACCGAAGTTGAGCGTGACGAGCGGGGCGATCACGTCGTGGGTGAGGGCGGCTTCCATCTCGGCGGTGACGGCCTGCCTGCTCTTGAGAAAGAACGCGGACTGGTCCTGGGACAGGGCGAGGGAACCGCGGCCGAGGGATGCCAGCGACGAGAGGCCCATGAAGCCGGCGAGGACGCTGGACGTCTGCCAGGTTTCGAGGAAGGACAGGGCCGAGTTGAACTGATCGGCACCCTTTCCGGATGACTCGATGACCTCGAAGGACTTGTCGCCGGGCTCGCCTGAGCGCTCGAAGCCGACGATTCCGCTGGCGCGCATGGAGGCTACGTCGTCGGCGCGGTCATTGGCCTGCGGCTGGGACTGGCCGTAGACGATGACTTTCGGCAGCGACTGGGCTTCGAGGTACTGGTACCACAAAAAGAGTAGTTTTAGCTTAGTTTGGTAGCACCAGTACGTTAGATCCAGTTCGGACGTGCCCGTCAGGGGTTGGCGGTGCTTGCCATGTATATAGACGAACGCCTTCACGCGGGGGATTTCGACGTAACCGGGCGTCTTGGACTGGCGCAATGCGCGGTCCTGATTGCCCCAGAGCCATATTGCCTGCCTGAACCCGGTCATCTCGGCGGTTTTCTCGTCGCGCATCAGCTCGCACGTCACCGTGGGCCGGTAGGCCAGCGCATCGTAAACGATCTTGCCGTCCGAATCGCGGACAGACCAGCACTTCTCGTGGAAGGATTTCCGGTAGGTCTGCGCCGACGTCATCTGGCCGACGACATCCTGGAGCGGCGTCCGCATCCCGCCGCCCGTGTGCGGCTCCATCAGCACCGACCGGACGAACTTCGCCTCGCCGCTGTCGTCCCTGTGCGGCTCGATCGCGCGTGACGCCTGCCGGATCGGCAGCGTCAGCACCGACTCGGTGGCTGCCGCCTGGCCGTCGCGGACGAGCATCTGGGACATGTCCGCAGCGGTCCACTCGCTGACGTCGAGCACCGTGCCGTTGCCGTAGCCCGCGAACAGCCGGTTCTGGCTGTCGAACTGCGTGCCCATCTCGCCGCTCATGATCGCCCGGCGGACGCCCGGCTTCAGGTTCGGGAACGCGACGACCTTGGCGGGCTCGGCCACGGGGTGACCCCCCTTGGCTACGCTGCGGTCATGGCAGAACGGGAATCGTCAGCAGGCAGGCTGCGGGGAATGCTGGCCCGCAATCCGGGCGCGGCGCGGATGCTTACGACCGAGGCGCAGTACCACGCCCAGGTGCGCTACACGGAGCAGTTGCTGGACGTCGTGGACGAGACCGCGGACCCGGAGACGGCGGCGCGGATCACCGAGGGCATCTACGAGCGGCTGGCGGGCGATGAGGTGACCGAGGCGTTGCAGCGGGTCGCGGCCATGAGCGCGGAGTACGCCCGGCTGTGCGGCATGCCGATCTAGCTAGCCGCCGCGCGCTGCTGCTTCCGCCACTCGCGGGCGTCGTCGGGTGCCGCCGGGTCGGTGATGTGCCGCGCCAGGAGCTGCGGGCGCAGGTCGCTGACGCCCAGCCACGCGCCGTCGTGCTCCACGACTCCCAGCGGGATGACGTCACCGTGGCGGAGGTTGGACTCCCCGAACGCCTCGGCGGCTTCCCGGGTCTGGTAGATGCAGGCGAACGCGTCATCCGGGTGGACGTGGTCGCGCTTGCCGATCAGGCGCAGCGCGGCTGCCGTGTCCCGGTAAATCTCCGGCCGGCCGAACCGGGCGAAGAGTGCTTGCTGCCGCGCGGGGTTGTCCTCGATGCTGAGGATGTCGGCAACGTCGGCGTCCATCAGTTGCTCACCGCAATGTGCATTCCGGGAATACCTCTCACGATGTTCGCGGGGGTGGTGTCGTCATCGGCGTCCGGCCCGGCCAGCTCGATCGACCCGTTCGCCAGCAGCAGGAGCGTGGTCGCCGCATCGGGCCGCAGCGGGGCGATGCGGCCAACAGGCCACGGCCAGGACGCGTAGGCCGAGTTCATCTCAAGGTTCGGGACCAGCGCGCGGTAGAGAAGCGGGGGGAGCACCGGTCAGCCTCCGTTTAGGTAACAGTGGTGTGACCTGCACATCCCTTGATCATTCTTACGACTCCGCACGGGCCGGCAAGCGGAGGCGACTTAGCAGCCCTCCGTTTACAGGGGCGGCCCGTCACCCGAGGACCGGCGGCATCCTGGCTGAGCCGCTAGCGTTCGGCCCCATGAGGACACCGCGCATCGCACTGGCCGTCGCCGCGCTCTTATCCCTGGCCGCCTGCGGCTCGCCCGCGCCGGTCACCGTCACGGGCTCGGTCACGGACCTGTACTCCTGCTGCACCGGGACCGATCTCTACGCCGGCGTCAGGACCGGTACCCGCGTCCAGGTACTCGCACCGGACGGGAAGGCCATCGGCACGGCACGCCTCGGCAAGACGCCGATCCGCGGCATCAGCAGGGGCGGCGTGCAGCAGCTCCCGTTCCGGGTGGCCGTTCCCCGCGAGAAGTTTTACGCGCTGCGCATCATGGGGTACGGCGTGGTGACGCTCTACCCCGGGCACGCGGAGACGTGGAAGCCGGGGCAGCGGATCGACGTGGACCTCGGGCCGTCCTGAGCGCTCAGGACCACGACCGGACGTTGCGGCGGCCCGGGCGCGGGTCGTCCCGGGGGGCGAAGCTGTCCTCGTCCCACGGGTCGCTGCGGCGCTGGGACTGCTGGTCGGGGCGGTTCAGGCGCTCACGCGTGCGGGCGGTGCGGTCGCGGCCGATCTGCTCCAGGTCCGAGGATGCAGCCCAGTTGCGGGCGTTGGGCTGATGCGGGGTTGTGTGCAAAAAGTAGGCCTGGACACATGCGTCGCCGTCGTCAGTTGACCGGCCGAGGCGCTTCTTGATCTCCTTCTTTTCCTCCACCTGGATCTTGCCGGCCGACTGAATGCGCCACTGGGGCGCGGACAGGTCACCGAGGAGCATGTCGTCGTCCGGCAGGCAGATGTCCGATCCTGACGACGGGTCGAGCATCTCGCGCATCCCCCACCACGCGGCGGCCCGCTTGTTAAGGTAGGACAATTCACCCGTAACATCTTTGCGCTTCGTCCCCGCCGCCGCGTTGAACGCCTCAACCTGATGCCCCAGCTCGCGCAGGCGGTCCACCACGCCGGCGCCGATGCCGTCGACATCCACGACCGGCGTGCGCGGCCAGTCCTCGCCGGCCATGACGCCGACCACGCGCCCCGTGGTCATCATGGTGTCTTCCTTGACCGACCGCCGCAGCTCCACCAGCACGGGGCCGTTGCGGACGGCAAGGACGGTCTTGTCCTCGCCGCTGCGGGCAACGTCAACGCCAACCGTGCGGGGAACCCCGCCGTCGATGCGGCCTGCGTCATCCCACTCGTGCCAGCGGGCCACCGCGGCCTCGGCCCAGGCGAGGGGGATGACGCTGTCCTCGTCGCCGGCGTGGAACTCGCCGCGGACGCGGTTGACGTAGATCGCGGACGTCTCGCCCCACTGGCGGGCGCGCTGCTCGGCCCACTCGCGGCTGATCCGTCCTGCCGCGATGCCGCGCTCAAGCGTGACGTGGACGGCATGCCAGTCCTCGTAGCCGGGCCTGCGGACCTGGATGTCGTGAAACCGGCCCTGGGGCGCCCCGGGCGTTGAGAGCACCAGGGCGAACGCCTCGCCGGTCCCGGAGAACGCGCCCTCGCAGGCGTCGTACGTGCCGGCCGGGATGGCCTTGCCCTCGTCATAGACGAACAGCAGGCTGTCGGCGTGCGCGCCCTCGATCAGCGCCGCGTTGGCGGACGCGCCGGCGAAGGCGTGGCCGTGGGCGAGTCGCAGGTTGAGGTTCTGCAGCTCCTGCCGGGTGAACGGGCGCCCGTCGCGGACCACGTCCCAGCGAATACGGCCGGCCCATTTGTGTATTTCCGGCCACAAATATTGTGTTAACTGATGCCATGAACCGGCTGTAGTAGCTACTTTCCAGTCTATCCCGGCAGCATCACGGGTAAGCGCGAACCAAAGGGTTGTAACGGCTGAGATCGTGCTTTTCCCCAGGCCATGCGGCCCTCGCACCGCCTCCCGCTTGCGGGCCGGCAGTTCCCCGATGATCTCTTCCTGGTACTCGGTCAGCCCGTCGCCGCGCCAGTCGATGCAGTCAGCGGCGAAGCCGAGCGGGTCGTCGTAGTACCTCGCGACGCCCTTCTTGATCCGCGCCGCGCGGCGCTGCAGGTCCAGCAGGTAGCGCAGGCGCTCAGGCGATGCCTGTATCAGCGGGGTCGTTGACGGCAAGCTGGGACTCCAGGAGCGCGATGTTGGCCTCTACCGCGTCCGAGGTGATGATCTCTACCCGAGAATGCGCAGGCTCGTCGTAGGCGTACATCTTCGCCCGGCGCTCCATCAGCCTGGCGATCACCACGGAGTGCACGGCAATCGGGGCGTCATCAAGAACGTCCTCGAAGACGGGGATTTCCTTGCCGTCCGCGTCCAGCCGCTCGATGCCGTCATCGTCGCGCTCCACGTCGACGAAGCGGCGCACCACCCGGCCGTTGGACACCGCGACGTGCTGGCGCTCCAGGACTTCCCAGTTCTTCTCGATCAGGCGGTCGATGCGCTCCAGGTCCAGGCGCTTGGCCCGCTTGGCGCCGGGGGTGACTATCTGGGCGAAGGCACGGTCGATGGCCTCGCTGACGCGACCGCGCGACCCGAAGTGCAGCTCGGCGGCGATCCGCTCGTGAGTCCAGCCCTGCCCGTGGAGTTCCGCCGCCCGCATGTCACGGGCGGCGGAATCCACGGTGCGCCTGAAGCGGCCGTTCCCGCTGCGTGTTCCGCCGGTCATGGCGTTCCGCCGGTCGCGCCGCGCCCAGAGGTTCCTGCGTCCTAGTTGCTGACTCCTGCACGGGGGTGCCCGCCACCAGCGAGATAGCCACGGCCGGGCCGGCGGTCACGATGATCGCCTCCGCGCCCTGAAGTCCGGTGCTCGCGCCGGTCACGGACAGGGTCAGCGTGCCGGGAGCCACGGCGCTCACGGTCGCGGAGGTGGTGTCGCCGGACACGGCCAGGGTGCCGATCGCGCCGGCGGTGTCGTCGGTGGTCCACGTCCAGGTGTCGGCCGGGGCCGCGACGGCCACGCCCTTGTCGTCCACCCCGCCGAGGGTGAAGGTCTCGGCCTGGTCGTCCTGAAGGTTCAGGGAAGTGGTCACTGTCTCGCTCTCCTTGTGGATGGGTCCGGCGATGATGCGGATGGATACGGCGCGGAGGGTGTCGCGGTCCTGGAGCCAGCGGTAGGCATGGCCCGCCATCTCCAGCCACGACTCGCGGTGGTCGCGCCAGGGAAGCTCGGGGGCCGCTGCGGCCAGGGTGGTCGCGGCAGCCAGGGCCGAGCGGCGGTCGGCCGCGTCGGCAGCCAGGACCGCGGGGTCCGGGGTCGTCACTGTCGCCTCCATGCGG